TTCTAATTTCATTTTGCGTATTAATAATATCTGATTTATTTGCATCCAATATTTGTTTTAGTTGGGCCGCAGCCTCTTGTGTTTCTTCAGATTGAATAATATTGTCAACTTGGTCCGAAACACCCTCAAATAAACTGCCAGAACCTTCTGATATGCCTTGCGCTGTAGCATTTCTTACTGCAACCGCAAAAGCATCTAAAACTTTCAAAACGCTACCCTTGTCAGTTTTAGCTAAACGACCAACTATAGCTGGATTGGACATAACCTCCCTGAAAACAGCAAGACCTGCAACGGTTGGCAGCATAGCCAAGTTGAAAGCATTTACTGCTATACCGGCTGCGATAAGTGTACCTGCCGCACCCCCAGTACCTACTTCACCAGCGGTAAAAATATCTATACTTTTCTGGAAGTCGCGTAACCCTCTTGCTACTTGAGTACCAAACATTTCATCCAGAGTTTCGTCGCCATAAGAATCTAAGGCGTTTTTTAAATTACCAGGCTTAAATATGTCTACTATATTGCCCTTGCCGTTGAAATCTACAGAGTTTTTTAACAGTTTTGTCATGCTGGCGTTTTGTATCTGCCCAAAAACTTCTGGACTAACTGTATCTTTTAGTATTTTTATATTTGATGCAGAGTTAGGTCTGAAGATGATATCAGTAGTTTCTTCAACCGTTCTGTTGGGTAAATCCCTAAACAAAGCATTTTGTTCTCTTTTAGCAAGTTCTTCTGAGGCTTGAGAAAGAGCGCTTAATTTTTCTATAAATTCTTTGCCTGGTTCTGTCTTAACCAAACCTGTTTCACTTTTATTTATATCGTCAATAAGATTTTTCATCTCTCTTGGTTTCAAGTTTGGTTTTAATCTATTAATTTGCTCTAAAGTTTCTCTAAGTACAGTAGCTGAATTTGACCCTGCTTGGTTTGTAAAAATCAAATCTAATTTTCCTGGAAAATTTCTTTCAAAATTTAAAATTTCTTTTGAGAATTTATGAAAATCAAAAATACCCGTTACAGGATCCTCTGCCTCCAAAGCCGCATCTTTAAATAATCTTTGAGCGATAGAATTTTTTATAAACTGTGTTCTGTCTCCTGACTGTCCTAAAACATCAACTAAATATCTATCGTAATCCTTTGTTGCTTGGAACAATGCTGATAAATCACCTTTGCTGCCTTGAGTTATAAATTTGTCATATATTTCATCAGGATCAAAGCTTCCTGTTTTAGCTTGAGCCTTCATTTGATTAATTTTTGCTTGATTGAACGGCGCAATCCTGTCTGCATATTCTTTATTGATTCTTCTTAAGTTTTTAATTTGTTTAGTAAAATCAACCGCTACTTCAGTTGGTAAATCCAAACTTTCTTTAAGTAATATATTTGGATCCTCTATCGCTTTGAAGAATTCTATCAGTTCTCTCTCGGCCTTATGTGCCGCGTTATTTGCCAAACCTTTATTTTCAGGTAAAGAGTTTTTAAGTCTTAATGTTGAAAGTGTGCTTCTTACTGTGCCAAGTTTTAAAGTTCCTTGATCTATTTGATTTATGAACTCGTCTGCCACTTTAGGTATAGAATTAATAAATTGAACAGAGGCATCATCATCTGGGACTATACCTTTTTGTAAAAATTTATCTCTATCTTTTGCTTCGTCTATATGCCTCTTCATATTTTGTAAATAAGGTTTTAGAGTTTTGCCTAAAGCGCTTTGTATTTTTCTATTTACGGCAGGGTCGTTGCTAAAATTGTTCAAGAGATCATCTATACCAACGTATTTCTTTTCAAATTGTTCGTGTATTGATTTGTAAGCTTCTTGTAGGGTTTCTCCAATCTGCTTGTGAATTGTGGATTTAGCTGGGGCTCCTGATGAGAGGCCCATATCTGTAATATTTTCTGCAGTTTCGTTCAAAAGTTTTACTAAAGACTGTGTTACATCCGCTTCTTGAGTTCTGAGCGTTCGTAGAGTTGCATCTAAACTTTCATCAAGAGATCCCTTAACGGCTTCTGATATATATTCATCAAAAGTTTCAGTTTCTAAATTTATTTTTTTCTTCAGATTATTAAGTTCGTCAAATAAAAATTTACTTGTAGAAATTTGTCTTTTGTTACCAAAAACCTGTTCCGCTACGGCTTGTCCTCTGCCAACCAATTTTCTATTAAGAGCGCTTTGTGAAGGTATAGCTTTACCTGATAAAACAGAAACTTCTCCATTTCTTATGGCTCTTTTAATTTCTTTCTCTGTCGCTTCACGTCTCAACCTTCTATCTAATGCTTGAATGTCAACAACAGATCGTCCTAACGTGCCTTGTCGATACAGTCTAAAATTATCAAAAGGCTTTTGTTTACCCAAAAGCAAATTGAAACCAACGCCAAAAAGCTCACCAACACCTTGCGCTATACCGCCTAAAAAGAACTCGCCGGTCAGAAGTTCTGTAACTTCTTTTTGATCCTGAAGTTGTAAACCTGCATTTGCATCTGCGAGCTCCTCTGCGCCTTTACCAGTTGCTGACCCAATAGCTGATTGCAATGCTCTTTGAGCTCTTGGGTTTCTTAAAATTAATTTTACAATATTCCCAACTCTAGCAGCCGGCGATAGAAAGGTTATGGCACCCGCAATAGGACCAACAATACCTGAAAGATCAGACAGATCTCCACTCGCATCAAAACTTCTTTCATCTATAACAATATTTTTTGTCAGTTGTGTGCCATCTGATAATTGTTGATATTGTTTTAAATCAGCTAAACCTAGTTTGTCCAAACCAGAGTGCGTTAAAGCTAAATTATCTTTACTGTCTCTTGTGAAACCATTTGAACCAACTTTGGATGTAAGCAATACGTCTTGCTCTTCTCTAGTTTCCATTCTGCCTAACAAGGATCGCAATCCTTGAACATTTGGTACGCCAGTTTCATAATCAAAAGCTAATTGATCGTAGTATTGACCTGCTGCTTTTGTTGCGATTTTTGTTTTGACTAAAGCGGCTGCTTCTTGAGGCGTGTCAGCCTCTTGTTGCACTACAACTCCGTCGGCTATTTGTATTTGATAGATAGGCATATCAAACTTTTTCTCCGGCTAGATTAAATAGACTACCTTTATCCTTGCCCGATATAGATCTATCAAATTGACCCATATCTAATTGTCCTGTAGTTATAAAGTTTAACAGAGATGGACTTGCTCGAAGGTAACCTAGACCTCCTTCGTCTTGCAAGAAAGTGCTTTGCGTTCTAATTTTATTTGATCTTTCGGACATACCTCTTAGTATTTGTCCTTTTGTAAGTTCAAGAGCTTCTAAAGTTTCAGCAGGCTGAACTGTCAATCTTATGTCACCCACTAATTTTGCAACAATATCTCTATCAACGTTAGAAATAGTTTTTCCTGATTCTCCTAAAATATCTCTGATATTTCTTTGGGCTATTTGGTTTAATAACACTAAAACCTGCGAACGTTCATCAAGCTCTTCAAAAGGTTTTCCAGTAGATGAAATGGCCCCTTCTGAATCAAATAAACTTTTAGCGACATTAAAACCTCTTTTTGCCAAAGCTTGAACACTAGCAACATTTCCTTGTTTGATCATACCTATGGCCGTGTTTATTAATTCTACGGTATCTGCACCCCTTTCTATCTGACCGTATTCTTCTCCCATTTCAACCGCAGTGTCTAGTAATTTCTTTTTCATGCTGTCGGTTGGTCCGGTGTCAGTTCCAGCCGTTTCAAGTATTTGTTCGCGTAAAAATTCTGTAGCTAGTTTTTGTTCTTCTTCTTCCTCTTGCGCTGAAGCGATAATTCCACGCGCTAATCCAGGACCCATTTGCCCAGTTAGAACAAGCTGTTCTCCTATATTTTTTATGGCTCTTTTAAATTCTGGGCTTGTGAAGAAACCTTCTCTTGGGACATCTACTTTAGCTTCTGCTGTTTCCTCTTGCCTTCTTCTGATATTGATCGTGCCTGGTTCTTGAAAAGTAGTTTTAGCTATTTCTTCTAAATCCTTTGCTTCATCATCAATTACAAATCTTGGATCTACTACTTCAGGAGTGCTAATGACCTTGGTTTCATCTATAGGTGCTGGTTCTGGGTCTTCGAGGTCTGTAATTCTATCAATGTCCTCTTGTCTTTTTTCTTCTTCTTCTTGTAAAGCCTTAATAGCAGGGTTCAAATCGGCAAACTCCTGTATATCATCCGCAGTTACGCCTGGTTTGAGTTGGTAAGTAGTTTCAATTACAGATGGTTCAGAAACACCAGGTATGTTAGACGCTCTTGCTTCTGCTAACCTGTCCCTACTTACTTCTAAATCATCAATAGACTGTGATATTGGTATAGTTCCTATATTTACAACGCCCTCGCCAAAAGGATTATTAAATTCAATATCTCTAGCGCTAGGTATCAATCCACCAATACCTCTTAGAAATAAACTTGCGGCATCTCCTCCCAAATTGGTTGCCATCCTAGCGACTTCTAAAGCCGCTGCTGTAGGATTTTCACCACCAAATTGTAATGGATCGCTTTTACTATAATTTTCGAAGACCCTTTGTACGTTAGCACCTAACCTTGTTCCTGGAGCATTTAATATTGTGTAAACTTCACCTCCACCAATAATGTTGTTGTCTAATAAATCTTGTAAATTGGTTGGAAAGGTAAACTTTCTACCGTTAATAATCACTTCATTAGGCCCTAAAGGTAAAGTTGTAGTTTCTGATCTTGGTTGTACAAAAGTGGAGCTATCAGGTAAATCTTGAGGTATGACGGGCGCATCAGTCAAACTTCCTAAACCAGTATCTAAATTAAGTGTGGGTAGTGTTGTAGTGTCAGGTTGAGTGAAAGGATCAACATTCACGTTGATATCTGGCTTCGGCACTTGAAATTGTGGATTCACTATGCCGCCAGCATCAGCGACTATCCTCTCTACATCAGCAAAAGAAACGCTGCCTCCTAACGCATCAAAAATTTGTTGCGCTGAAAAACCTTGCCTTACTAACTCATTTATAGCGGTTTGTTCTGCAAACCCACCGTTAGCGAAAAGCCTGCGGTCTTTGATAGCCATTAAGCTCCTCCAGCAAATTGTCCGTAGGCAGAGAATGCAGCTCCTAAGCCGGTAGCTTTAGGATCAGGCGGCAAACCGTAACCGCTAGATATTCTACTTTGACTGGCTTCGTATCCTGGCAATAAACCGCCTACTAGTCCTAGTGTTTGTAAAGGTAAAGCTTGTTGATCAGTCTGTTGTTGGAATCTGCGCCCTGCTTCTAAGTCTTGTATGCCTCTGCCAAGACCACCAAGTTGTAAAAGTCTGCCGATATCAGTACCAACTAAATTCTGTCTTTCTCTACCAAGACCGCCAACATCAGAGCCAAGGCCTCTAAGTAATCCACCAAGACCTGTCTCACCTGCTGCAAGTCTTTCAGTAGCTGCTTGCTCTCTACCAAAATCTGCTATTGATCTATCCATAGCTCTTTCAAAGCCTTGTGATCTAATGCCAGATAAAAGCCTACCTAATCCTTCACCTCTAGCAGCCTCCACTTCCTCTCTTTTTAATCTACCTCTAGAACCAAAAGCACTTTCTCCAGCTCTCGCAATATCGTCGGCAAGCATACCTTGATCTTCAATAGCAGCTTTACGGTTAAAATCTCTGATAGTTTGTTGGACAACTGCATCCTCAAAGGGGTCCATAAATTTACTTGCAGAAGTTGGGTCGTAAGCTCTACCAACCGCACCCCTGAGTGTTTCTAGTCCTGTCAGATATTGTTGTTGTGCATCACCTAAAAGATCTTCTTGTCTGCCTAAAAACCTATCAAAAGCGCCTGTTTCAGCTTGACCAAGACGAACTGCTCTTTCTTCTATCGGCGACAAACCAATAGTTTCTCTGAGGGGGATATCTGTTTGTAATCTATCGGCTGCCGCCTGTTGTAACTGATTAAAAAAACCAGGTGTTTGTGCTGTACCAAAGTATAAACTTCTTAATAGGGGATCTGTCTGTATATCGACTATATCTTGTGTTTCGAGACGAGGGTCTACAGAACCTGGCGCATCTAACATGCTTATACCCATACTTGGTTTTTGAAAAAATTTTAACATTACGCTACTCCTTCAAAAATTCTCATTAACTTCATCATGTTTTTAGCGCCCATTTGTCTATCTGGACTGCCGTTTTTTAGAAGTTCTATTCCTGTTTTTGTTTTTGATAATTTAAATCCACCAGCACCGTTATTAGCTTTTGCAGTCATAACAAACTCGCCGTCACTTAGCATAGCTGGTATGTCGTCTGATGTTCCGGTTCCAGGACCATTAACATCACCACCGTTACGCATATCCAGCTCAGCTAAACCGCCAGTTGCCATCCTTCTCCTTGGTAGTCCTACTTTTCTTTTCGGTCCAAGGCCTAGATCAAAGCCACCGCTGCCAAAAACAGGTTGTGGCATCAGATCAGGTCTGATTGTTGTTCTTACGTCTTTTATGCCGCCTTTTGTCCTCTCTGTAGCCTCTTCAACGGCTTTACCGTAGGCGGTGGCCAAAGCTAAAGCTTTAGGGTCTAGGCCACCTTTCGACGGGTCTAATAATGTTCCAAGACCACCACTATCATCAAAACCTAGTAAATCGTCAAAAATAGCCGCTACAGGATCGTCTCTGAATTTATCTATACCTAATTTATCTTCAAAATAATCTTGTATCTTTTCAGCTGTGGTTTTATCTTTTGCCTCAACTGAAGAATCTGTAGGTTCTACACCTTGCCTTCTTTGAAAATCTTCAAAAGTATTACCTGTATCCAAAGCTTGAATCCCTGTTGATAAAGCGGTCGGAGTTGTAAGAGCTAACTGAGAGGCTGAGGGAGTAGAAGATAAAGTAGCTGGATCGAAACTACTAATCATGTTTTCTACCACTTGGCCGCTAGGTAATGTTGCTGTACCGCCTCCTGCTGGTAAACTACTTGTTGGTGCAACTGAAGGTAAATTCTTTGTCAGAAGTGCGTTTGCTTTAGAAATATCGCCAGCTTTTATCAAGTTTTGATACTCTAGTTTTAGATCTGGACTTATAGCTCCAAGCTTATTTGCGTTGGCTGCTCTTGCTATTGAATTTGTAGCTGCATCTGCAATAGCTCCTCCGGCAGCTCCTAAAGCGGCTCCTACAGCTCCACCTTTTAAAATATCTTTTGCCTTTTTACCTTTTACTAGTGGATCAGTAGCGCCTGCAACACCACCAACCAAAGCTCCAAGTTTTACAGCTCCTAATCCTTGTAAACCTGGTGCAAGACTCAAGCCTACTGCAACCGCGTAAGGTGCAGCGTCCTTAACTCTTTTTTCTAATCCTTTTGCTAAAGACTTAGCTCCAAGCTTGCCGTCAACTCCTAATAAGTTTTTCAAACCAGGTTTTTTGGTAGCGCCTTTGACAAACTTCTTTACGCCTTTGCCTACGCCTTTGAGGGTCTTTCCTATATCTTTTATGCTAAAAAATTCTGGTAAACCAGTTTGCGGGTTGATTGAATTATTTGCAGATCCAACCGTAATTCTATCTATACCTACGCCTTTAGCGGCTAGGTCGTTTTGTAATTGTTTTTGTAATTTTTTATCCAGAGTATTAGGCGGTATAACCATCTCACCTGTACTCAAGTGGGCTAAGGTATCGTCTCCAAACCTTCCTAACTTTGCAATACCACTCAAACTGTTTTGTAATTCTTGCATAATATTATGAAATCGTAACTGTTACTGCTCCAACGGAAGCAGTCATAAAGGCAGGGAACTTAACGTTTTCGTTAGCCACTGTTAGTAAGGCGAAGGGAGTGCTTAAATTAACAAACTCTACCCCATCGAATAATTGTAAGCTGTTTGTGGTTGTGTTAAATATTAACGAACCTTCATTAAATTTAAGCGTATCACGCTCAGCTTCTGTTAATTGTAGCGTATTGTTTGGGTCAAAACTACCTAAGTTGATCTCTAAAATACGAACTAATCTGTTAAATAACTCTGGTGTTACCTCGACGCTTGCGATTGGTAATCTTGTTTCTAACAGCTTTGCCATTATCTTCTACCATCTCTTACCACGTCATATCGCGTAGATCCGTATCGCCAACCCACACCTAAATTTGATGATTCTCCATCGTTTGATGAAATTCTTATTGCTACTTGACGCCCCCTTGCTCTTATGTGGTTTTGCTGGGTTGTCGGAGTAACAGTTGATGTATCGGCGGTAGACAGACTATCACCAGGAAAGTTTCTTGTTTTGGTTACTATATTTACGGTTGAGCCAGAGTCATTATCTAAAAACTTAATATCAGGTATAAGCCTTCTGATAAAAGAAAACGAATCCCCTTCTCCAATATCAAAGTCTGAAGACTCAATAAATACATTCGTCATCTCTGAACCGTCGTCATCAAAGCCATCCTCATGCTCATATAGATAACCGCCTGATGCAGCTTGTGGATAATTTTCAATTCCAGCATCAAGCCAAGCAGTTCTTGATAGTTGTCCGTAGTACCAGATTCTGTCTCTGTAATTGTAAATGACGTATCTATCTATTTCTGAAGAGCTAGCTGATGGATAGTACCAACCAACCTCTGAATGTTTGTTGTTAGTAAAGGCCTGTACTTTGTATATTTGTGAGTTGTTTATGTCGCTAAAAACATAATTTTTTACCGTGCAGGGGAGCTCTGCTACGGTACCGTTATAGGTGTAAAAAGAGTCATAAGACATAAAATATACACCATCAGGCGCAGTAACAGCTGCTTTTGGACCCACAAGACCGGTTGATTCGTTTATCAAGTTGACTGCAAAAGTAAAAGGCGGTCCTACAAACTGCATGTTGTAAACAGATGTGTCGGTAAAAATTATAATCTCTTGTCTTGACTTAACTGCTCCCATAATTTGCGAGCCTGAAGATAAACGCAAAGAACCTGCTGTATTAGTTAATTTAGGTTCAAACTCCAATAAATCTTCTTGGTCGCTGAAAGCTATAAACATAGGATCTATAGCTTGCGTTCTGGCTGTACCCGCAGTATTAAGTGGATCTGCGCCGAGAACTATTAGATGTCTATCTATTTCAGATGTTAATACTTGTAACCCAAGAGTAGGGACAAGATTAGCTCCAGCAATACCGGAAAGCTCTTGGCCTCTTTTTGTGTTCTCTGTAGAAGCAGCGCTGCTAGGTAAACCGCTGCTTTGATCCCATCTGTAAATACCGCCTCCTCTTACGTTGAAAACTAAGTCTTCTCCGTAATTATCGTGCGTGTATAACCTAAGCTGATTAGTTGCAGAAAGCGGAGTCGAAGAACCCCAGCCGCCAGATCCCCAAGCGCCTACACCCCAACCCGTAGATTGTACGAATAAATCTAGACCTGTATTTATTTGATAGTAACCGTCAACGCCTGCTCCACCGTTACCTGAATCACTAGAATTTGCTGTTACTGTACTGCCTGATGTGTCTTTAGCTGTAATTTTGTACGAGTTACCGTCAACAATAGTGGTTATTTGATATTCTTGATTGAGAACGGCTGCAGTTATATTACCACCTAATGAAACAGCACCTTCAATACTAACAAAATCATTTTGTACTGCGCCGTGTGACGAATCAGTAACGGTTAATTCAGACGATCCGTTGGTGGCAGAAAAAGTTATGCTATTTGTACTGGTTTTTCTTATTGGCGTTATGTCTGAAAAACTTGCGTTGTTTTCTACTATGTAATATTTGAAATGTGTACCTATACCTAAAAATTTTGTACCAGCTAAAGATATCCAATTGTGTAAGGCTCTAGCAGTTCCTTGATAGGTCGTAGATAAAAGTTTTGACCAGCCGCCAAACTTTTCTGGGTGGCCCATACGAAAACGCACAAGGTTGCAATCAAACCAGCCGCCTTCATTATCGTATGCAGTCCCTTCTCTATTTATTCCAGGCTTAAACTGTGCTTTTTGTAATGCCATCTATACCTCATGCCAATCTTTACCCTCAAATAACAAAGACTCTGCCTTTCTTCTCCTGACCAGGCCTTTCAAAACCTTGCCCCCAGCTTTGTTCCATCTTTGCATTTCAAAAGAAACATCATTTAGTCTACCTTGATTTAAAACGGTCAACATAGTTGAGTTTCTTAAATTGTTTGGTCCTAAATTATAAGTCCAACAGACTAAAGCATCAAATTGATGTTGCTCAAGCGGGTGCGTCACATATTTCTTGACGTAATCTTCATACTCAGGCATTTCCTCTTGTAACATAACTTCAGCTTCTTCTTGTGTAATTTTTAATCCCTCTTGAACGTCTTTCGTATGACCGTAACCTATGGTCCAAACGCCAACGCTGTCCTGATAGGCTTCTAATTCACATCCTTCAAATTTTTTCAATAAGGCAATACCTTCTTTTGATATGTTCATTTGTTTCTCCTAATTAGTTGTTACGGTTCTGTAGTAGACGACAACTTCTTTCAATTCTTTTATGTATCTCTTTAGTTCTTGCATGTTGTAAGACATAAGTTCGTAATCAGGAACAGACATAGCAACAAAGACTAATCTACCCTCTTCTTTTTTTACTCTTTCCAAAAATACATCAATATTTTTATCAGAAACGACATACCAATACGGAGCTTTTAAACTTAGTTCTCTAGGTAGAATTGGTTGTGCAATCTGTCTTTCAACGGGCTTTGCTACTACGTCTACCTTTTTAGGGATTAGACTGCAACTGTAAGCCATCATCAAGACTATCAATATTGCGACTGTCTTGTTCAATACTTTCAAATACTTCCTTTGTACCATTATTTACTCTCGTTTCTATCAAGCCAGGCTTAGCCGCAGCTAGTTTGCTTAGATTATGCCGTTTAAATATGTCTAGGTATCTAGACATTTCAAGCTCGATCTCTTGATTTTTGTTTTGTAAATTAAGCAGGCCTTGAGTTTGTAAGGCAAAGTCTTTTTGTAGTGTTTGTATTGTTGCTTTTTGTTCTTGATCTCGCAAATCAAAAGCCTGATTCAAAGCAGATAATTTCTGGTTTTGGTAGTACAAAAACCCAGATAAAGATAACAAAGCTGCAATAACGCCTAAAAATACTTTTGCCATAACAAATTATCTTAAATTTTAACCTGAACTCTGTCTTATTACTATTGTTGATGCGCTTCCGCCGTTTACCTTTACCTCGTTGACAACGCCATTTTGTTCTAAAACAACGGTGTAACTATTACCGCTGTCTATATTAATTGCTGCGTTTGAACCAACTGCTCTAGTCATTTTAATCTTTTCACCTGTAACAATAGTTGTAATCTGCGTTTTGGTGTCTTGGCCAACGCTTGTGCCCTTAATAGTTGTTGTTGTTGCCTCTTGTGCAAGCCTGTCTTCATCTTGTATTTTATCGAGCTCACTAATAATATCCAAAAGGTCCTCCAGAAAATTTACGTTCAAGGCGTCGTAATCAAGTTCGGTAAATTCTAAACCCTCTTCCCCTAAGTTTTCCTCTGCAAGATAATCAATATCTAATTCATTAAAATCTAATATAGGATCAACTGAATCAGAAGATTGTTGTTCTTCACTAGTTTCTTCAGACTTTTTTGGCGGCGAAACAATAAGCATGTTGTCAATAAAATCCAAAGATAAATCTAATATAACAGGGTCAGAGGGCAAACTTTCAAGTGTGGTGGTCGTTGTAGCCTGAAAAGCTTGATTTAATAAAACGGTGCCCATATTTGTGGTTATTGATATTTCTCCTGAAGGGGCGCCGTCTTGATCGGGTAAAAGAATAAATAAAGATTCTGAAGTGTCTGGATTTACAGTCACACTAAAATCTGTACCTCTAATACCTACGGTTGCAGAGTTTGTACGCAAAACCATATTTTCTTTAGGAACTTTGCCAGTAAGTCCTGTAGTGAAGCGTGCTGTACCCTTTAAAAAATTTACGGCTAGTTTGGATTTAGATGGGTCTGGATCAAAAACAAACTCATCTATTATTACTTGGGAGTGTTCGGTAATTTTTATTGTGGTGTCATCAACAAATTTTATACCCATACGACCAGCTTCTGTTTGAGCTTTGTCGTAAGATTGGACTATAAAGTCTTTCGTAGCCGCAAAGGACTCATCTCGTTCTATTTGTGCAAAACCTGTAACTTCGTTGACCGAACCTACATCAACAACTTGTTGAGGTTCCTTGGTCGTTTTGGATAATGCAGAAAGATCCATTTGAGCCGTTACTAATGACCCGTAACCAATCGTTATCCAAAGTAGAAGCTTGTGTGACATTTAACGTTCTTGAGCCGCCTGTATGATCTAAATAAAAGTAGCCGCCTTGGTAGCCATCGCCGTTGTAGTTTATCGTATTATCTGATCCGTCGATATCCATATAATTTGTTGCAAGATCTACATCAATATCAGAATCTATCGTGTTGTTAGAACCGTTGATAATCCAATCTAA